CACGATACTCTTATGTTGCTTGGACATGGTAATGAAATCAAATTCAAACTTTAAAATGGGCAAAGAACTGAAGGTTCTACTTTCAGGTCTTTCTGGTAAAAACAAGACTGACTATAAGCGTGAGATGATTCAAGCAATCATTGCTCCACGAATCGAATTCAAGAAGAAGAAAAAAGAAGAGGTGCAAGGTGACTGATCTGTTGATGGTGAGTCATTTTCACAAAGACTTTCCTTTTAATCATGAATCATCTTGGCTTAAAGCGGCATACGCTGGTTCTCATGCGCCATATAAATGGCAACCACCCGGACCAGGCAACTGGATTAATATATCACAGCACAAAAGTGTCTATACTTATCGCCATTACTATAGCATGTGTAGTGAAGATGAGTTTCTTCGTGCATTAGCACAACAAGCATCAGAATATTACTTGTTGCACTATGGTCGTGCTGACTATGTTGGTTGCACAACATATCGTCGTTACTTGGATTTCAAAGGTGATATCGAAAGTAATGTGCTGAAAGCATCTTTACCAGCAACGCAAGAGAGTGCGAACTACATGGCATCCGATGAACAGAAAGCAGCAGCACTCAAACTACTAGCGACACACGAAGCAATTACGAATCACATCACACCAATGCCATATTCTGTTCGTAATCAGTATCTACAGTCACAACCAGCAGAGTATCTCAATCTGTTTTTAGAAGGCATACAAAAGTTGTTGCCAGATTACAGAGACAAGATGGGTTGGTGGGATGACAATGGTGCTAGTTTTGAAACGTGTTACGTCATGCGTAAGCAACTGTTCAGAAAGTATGCATCTGAGTTATTCGAACTTTTAGAATATGTGTGGCAGAACACAAGCAGAGTATATCCAACAACTTCAACAACATCTGAGCCACTACCTTGGCGTTATCCGGGTTTTTTAGGCGAAAGATTTTTACCATTCTTCCTACACGCCAACAATGTAAACGTGGCTAGAACAGCACTTGTCATTCTAGAATAGTCGGATCGATTTTTTCGTCGTGCGCCACGTATGAAGTGAGTGCTTACTTCTATGAAAGAAAAATTTATAAAAGCCCATATGAAAGCAGCAAGTGTGTATGCTGAACTTTCTACCGCCCGTCGATTGCATGTAGGTTGTGTAATCGTCAAAGACAACACTATCATTGGTATTGGATACAACGGTATGCCATCTGGTTGGGACAACAACTGTGAAGAATCGGTATATGTTCTCAAAGATGAGTGTCATAAAACTCCAGAATGGATGATTGCTGATGGTTATACCGAAACTGCACACGGTTGGACACGATTAACATCTAAACCAGAAGTTCTACATGCCGAATCGAATGCTATTGCAAAGGTTTCTCGGTCAACAAACTCAAGTGATGGGGCGACAATCTTTATTACCCACGCACCATGCTTGGAATGTGCTAAAATGATATATCAGTCAGGAATCAAGGAGGTTTACTACAAAAACGCCTACAGAAGTGATTCAGGTATTAATTTTCTAAAAAAATGTGAAATTAAAGTTATTCAATGTGAGGAGTAAATTATGAGCAATATTACAAAAGTAGCAAAACAACTGGCTGAAGCAAATCCTAAAATCTCTAAAGCATACAAGTATGATCTTGTAATGCGTGAGTTTGACAACAAGATTGAATTGATCGGTCTTGTTGATGACCCAACATATGACATTGCTGACTTTGTTGGCCGTGAAATGTTGTTTCCAAAAAAGTGGGTAACACTTGACGTTTATGAACCATCTACAAAGGTAACAGTATGAGTGAAATCGTTTGTATCACATTTAAAACACATCAGACAATTATTGGTGAAGTAGTTGATAAAGGTGAGATTGGTGTAAAAGTAAAAAATCCAATGCAAGTCATTGCAGTGCCACCACGTTCTGCAAATGATCCTGGTGGTGTTGGTTTTGCGCCATATCTTGCATTTGTTGAAGAATTTGATAAAGGCATTACTTTCAATAATAATGATATTCTAACAATCAATACACCCGTTTCTGATTTGCTGGCACAATATAGAAAAATGTTCAGTCGAATCGAAATTGCACCACCAGGTTTAGTGGTTTAATGAGCAAATATTACACAAACGTTTGTGTCCACGGCAATCACATTTTATTTCGTGGAGTAAACAATGGGCGGAGAGTAAAGAGCAAAGTCAAATACTCTCCGTCTTTGTTTGTGCAGTCTAACAAACAATCTCAATGGCGTTCATTGTTCAATGAGCCTCTTGAGCCTATGACTTTTGATACTATTCGGGAGGCACGTGATTTTGTCAAACGTTACGAAGATGTTGCAAACTTTAAAATCTACGGCAATACACGCTATGAATACGCCTTTATTGCTGACAATTTTAGAGGCATCGTTGATTGGGATATTTCTCATCTCTCTGTCGTATTCATAGACATTGAGGTCGGTTCTGAAAATGGATTTCCTGATCCATACAAGGCTACAGAGCCTATTACAGCAATCGCCATTCATCAATTGAATGGTGGCACTACAGTTTATGGTTATGGTGACTATGAGGTAAAAGGTGAAGAAACTTACATTCGCTGCGAAGATGAAATCGATTTGTGTGAACGGTTTATTACTGACTGGTCAAGCAATCATCCTGACGTTGTTACTGGTTGGAATGTCAAGTTCTTTGATGTTCCTTATCTTGTCAATAGGTTCTCACGTTTATTTGGGGAAGATGTAGTCAATAAATTATCGCCGTGGTCTGTCTATTCAGAAAGAAAGACCATGTTCAAAGGTAAAGAGCAAACTGTTTATGATTTGATTGGCATCTCTGTTCTTGACTATCTTGAACTGTATCAATGGTATGCGCCCGGCGGTAAAAATGCCGAGAACTATCGTCTTGATACAATCGCCAGCGTAGAACTTGGTGAAAGCAAACTATCATATGATGAGTATGACAATCTACATCAACTTTACAAACTTGATCATCAAAAGTTTATTGAGTATAACATCAAAGATGTGCATCTGGTTTTAAAACTAGAAGACAAATTAAAACTAGTTGAACTTGCACTGACTCTGGCATATGACACAAAAACAAACTATGATGATGTGTTTGCACAAACGAGAATGTGGGATGCACTGATCTACAACTATTTGTTGGAGAAAAAGATTGTTGTGCCACCACGCCGTGTTGCAAAGAAGAGTGAAGCATTTGAAGGTGCATATGTCAAAGAACCACAGATTGGTTTACACAATTGGGTGGCATCATTTGACTTGAACAGTCTGTATCCACATTTGATCATGCAATACAACATCTCACCTGAAACTTTGGTTGAGAAAGATGATTACACAGATGACATGCGCCGTCTTTCAACACAAGCATCAGTTGAAAGTTTGCTTGAGAAAGAACTTGATACAAGTGTTTTGAGTGGTGTAACAATCACACCAAACGGTCAATTCTTTCGTACAGACAAACAAGGCTTCTTGCCAGCAATGATGATTGAGATGTATGAAGATCGCAAGAAGTTTAAGAAACTAATGTTGAAAGAGCAACAAGATTATGAAAACGAAAAAGATACATCTAGAAAAAAAGAGATTGAAAAACTAATTGCACGATACAATAATCTTCAATTGGCAAAGAAAGTCTCATTGAACTCTGCTTATGGTGCAATGGGTTCACAGTATTTTCGGTTCTATGATTTGAGACAAGCACTTGCTGTTACACAAGCAGGTCAATTGTCAATTCGTTGGATTGAAAACAAACTCAACGAGTATCTAAACAAATTATTGAAATCCGATAAAGACTATGTTATTGCTTCAGATACAGATTCGATCTATCTCAATCTTGGTTCATTGGTTGATTCTGTGTATAAACAGAAGCCATCGGCTGAGAAAGTTATCGCCTTCATGGACAAAATCTGTGAAGAGAAGATTCAACCTTATATCGATCAAAGTTATCAGAATCTTGCTGAATATGTTCATGCGTTCGACCAAAAGATGCAGATGAAACGTGAGGGTTTGTCTGATAAAGGCATTTGGACTGCAAAGAAACGTTACATTCTAAATGTGTACAACAACGAAGGTGTGCAGTATGCAAAACCAAAACTCAAGGTCATGGGTCTTGAAATGGTTAAGTCATCTACACCTACCGCTGTACGTGCTAAGATGTATCAATTGGTAGATTTGATTGTGAATACTAATGAAGAAACGGTACAGCAATTTGTTGCCGATTTTAAAGAAGAGTTTCGTAAATTACCCGTTGAAGATATTTCTTTTCCACGTGGTTGTAATGGCTTGAAAGAATATGCTGATTCTGCTACAATATACAAGAAAGGCACACCAATACATGTTAAGGGTGCAATATTGTACAATCATTTCCTTAAACAGCATAATCTAACGACTAAGTATCCTTTGATACAAGAAGGTGAGAAGTTAAAGTTTACCTATCTTAAAACACCAAATCCTTTCAGAGATATGGTTGTTTCGTTTCCAACAAGACTGCCGAAAGAGTTTGAGTTGCAGGAATATATTGACTATGAAACTCAATTTGAGAAAACGTTTCTTGAGCCGATTAAATTGATTCTTGATTGCATTGGTTGGCAAACAGAAAAGCAGTACACACTTGAAAGTTTCTTCACATGAAAAATATACGAATCATTAAAACTGGTATTGATGTTTCTAAAATACTAAAACAGTTAAGAGAGTATCCTGAAGATTGGAATTATCAACAACAATTACCAGATACTAAAGTTTTAGACCCACACGTTTACATTAGTCAAGCGGCGGTTCTTCAACTTGTAATTGGTACAATTAATCATCCAGATGAATATGTTTTTGATTCTGAAGGTTGTGCGCCGGTGCCGGCGTATTATCGACACACTGCTGCCGTAGGATTTTTAAGACGACACTTTAAAGAATTTAAACGTGCAGGTTTTCTTGCCTTACCTGTTGGCGGTGAAACTGGAAAACATGTAGATTTTGGAAAGTATTATCTGGATAAAGATAGGTATCATTTATCAATTCAAGGTACTTATCAATATAACGTAGAAGATGAATCGATTCACGTTGAACCGGGAACTTTATTTTGGTTTGATAATAAAAAAGAACACTCTGCAAAAAATACTGGTGTTGAGGACCGAATTACTTTAGTGTTTGATGTGCCACACTCAAAAAACAATCCATGATACATGTAATACTACCATTTTTGACTGCTATTGCTCTATCGGGTATTGCTGCATATTACTCGGTGATTGGCCTTGCACAGATATTTCCAGGTTCATACTGGCCTATCATCATTATGGGTTCTGTGCTTGAAGCAGCAAAACTGGTAACTGTATCATGGGTGTACAATCATTGGAAGACAACATTCTCTGCACTCAAACTTTATTTTCTCATTGCTGTGGTGTTGCTGATGGGCATCACATCGATGGGAATTTTTGGCTATCTGTCAAAAGCACACATTGAACACTCAAGCACAATAGCACCACAAGCAGCAAAGGTAGAAATCTATGATGAAAAGATCAAAGTTATTCAATCGCAGATTGATAGGAACAACAAGAACCTTAGTCAGTATGATGAGGCTGTCGATCAAATTATGGGCAGAACCAAAGATGAAAAGGGGGCTGAACGGGCGAACCAAATTCGTAAAGCCCAACAGAAAGACCGTGAGAGAATCATTGCTGAGACTAAGAGGCTACAAAAAGAGATACAACTACTTACGGAAGAGAAACTCCCTTTATCGTTGGAAGTTCGCAAGGCTGAGTCGGATTTGGGACCTATAAAATATGTGGCAGAAGTAGTTTATGGCACACAAGACCGTGATCTAATCGATAAAGCAGTACGATTGGTCATCTTCATCATTATCATTGTGTTTGACCCACTTGCTGTATTGCTATTGATAGCAGCAAATCAAACGTATCGTAGAATCAAAGAGAATAAAGACGAACCAGAATTAATTAAAAAGGCAGTAAAGAAGAAAAAACTTGACAACACACCGTCACGTACATTAGAATCATTTTTTGTAGATGATAAACACACGGTAATACCAAAAGACAAAATTGCAGACATTGGAGATATGAATGAGCGTACTTGATAAACTAAAAAAGGCATCGACGATCAAAGAAACGTCGGTACTTTCCAAATCAAAATTCTTTACAGAAAAAGATATGATTCAAACCGATGTGCCTATTGTGAACGTGGCATTATCAGGTAATCTTGATGGTGGTCTTACACCAGGTCTTACGATGTTTGCAGGTCCATCAAAACATTTCAAGACAGCATTTGCTTTGCTTATGGCAAAATCATACATGAACAAGTATGATGATGCCGTTGTTTTGTTTTATGATTCAGAGTTTGGCACACCACAATCATACTTTGATGCGTTTGGTATTGACACTGAACGTGTGCTTCACACACCAATCACCGATGTCGAACAGTTGAAACACGACATCATGAATCAGTTGCAAAACATTGAAAAAACTGATAAAGTAATTATTGTGCTAGATTCAATTGGTAATTTGGCATCAAAGAAAGAAGTGGAAGATTCAATTGAAGGTAAATCTGTTGCTGACATGAGCCGAGCAAAACAGATGAAGTCGTTGTTCCGTATGGTGACACCACATTTAACAATCAAAGATATTCCAATGGTTGTGGTTAATCACACATATAAAGAGATTGGTATGTTTCCAAAGGATATCGTGGGTGGTGGCACAGGCTCGTATTACTCAGCCGATACAATCTGGATTCTTGGTCGTCAACAAGA